AACACTTCGTGGAGAGTCCCAGAAGACCGTAGCTGCATTAAAGGCGGCTCAGGATTCTATTTCTCAAATCGAGGAGCGGCATAGCGTTGATACTCAGAAGGCTGTGGAAGCAGCTCGGCGCCAGGTAAAGTTACAATTATCTGCAGCTTCCGAAGCCGGCGACCACGATGGAGTGGCGGAATTGACAGATCGGCTTACCCAGCTGAACACAACTCCGCCGCCTGTAAAGCAGGCACCTCCACCACCGCCGCAAGTATTTACGCCGCCGCCAGATCTTGCAGAATGGAATGCTGAGAATCCTTGGTTTGGCACGAACAAACGGAAAACAGCACTTGCTCTAGGCATTGCCCAGGAGCTTCGGGATGCTGGCGAATCCGGAGTCGGGCGCGTTTTCTTCGAGAAAGTTGCAGCAGAGGTTGCACGAGAACTTGGCGAAACAACCCCGCGTGGAGATAAAGTTGAGGGTGCGCGTAACGGAGCTGAGAGTGAACCTCGCGGCAATGGTCGCAAAGGTTTTGCTTCTATGCCAGCGGATGCACGGGCAGCCTGCGATGCAGATTCTCGACGCTTTGTCGGCGAGGGCAAGAAGTACAAAAGTCAGCAAGAGTGGCGTAATCGGTACGCTGAGATATATTTCGGAGAATGAAAATGGAATTACTTAACCCTGCAAGCAAGAAAGACAGCGTAGCGCGCGAGCGTAAGCGCATCCCAATGTCAGTGCCGGTGCAACGCCTAGAAGTGGCGGAGATACCTGGCTATCACTTACATTGGTTTCTGAGCACACCGGAGCGCCTCCAGCGTGCGCTTGATGGTGGGTATGAGTTTGTTAATGAATCTGAAATGAAACTCAATAATGTAAGTCTCGGCGGCGAATCTAGCGTCAGCGGGAGTACCGACATGGGCTCAAGAGTAAGTGTTGTCTCCGGACAAGAGGTAGGAAAAGATGGTCAACCAACTCGGCTGGTTCTTATGAAACTTAAGCAGGAATGGTGGGACGAAGACCAGGTACTGGTTGAGGCTAAAAATTCGAAGATTCGTGATTCTCTTCTTGGCGGAATGATTGGGGCAGAGAATGATCGCCCAGGCGATTCCCAGCACCGCTACGTGGATAAGACGAAAACTCAGATTCCGGACTTTTTCAAACCCAAGCGCAGAAGCGCTTAACCTACGGAGATTCTCATGGCAAATGCTAATCGTCCGAGTGGCTTTACACCAGTGCAGTACCTTAACGGTTCGCCCTGGAGTGGTCAAGCTCGGCTTTACTCTATCGCGGCGGCTTATGCTACCGCACTCTACATCGGCGACCCTGTAATTAGCAGTGGAACCGCTGATGCAAACGGCGTTCCAGGCGTTGTGCTTGGCGCTGCAACGGGCGCACTTCGCGGCGTGATTGTTGGCTTGGGGTCTTCTGAAGGCCTTCCAGCTAACATTATCAACCCAAATCAGTCCTTCCGTCCCGCCGCTGCGCAGACAACTGACTGGTACGCAATGGTTGTAGATGATCCAAATGTAATCTTCGCTATCCAGGAAGAGTCTAACGGCACTGCGCTAGCGGCTACCCAGATCGGTTTGAATACTATTCCAGTCATCGGCACTGGTAACGGATTCATCTCGGGCTGGTTGCTGAGTAGTTCCACCGGTGCAACTCCCGCGACTACCGCAACCCTCCAGCTTCGCTTGATGGGCTTGGTTCGCACTTCGGACAATGCGTTTGGCGCCTATGCCAAGCACCTTGTAAAGATCAACGTGCACGAACTCGGCACAGGTACTGGCGCCGCTGGCGTCTAAAGGAGATATATTATGGCAGGCGGTGTAATTAACACAGGCAGTCACCCAAAGCTTTTGTGGCCAGGGGTGTATACTACGTGGGGTCAGGTTTATGACTCCCATGCCAAGGAATATACGGATTTGTACGATATCAAGATGTCAGACAAAGCGTATGAACAAGGCGTGCAGGTGACTCCATTCGGCTTGGCTCCGGTCAAGGCGCAGGGTGCTCCAGTGACGTATGACGGCGAAGTTCAAGGTGTTGTCAATACCTATACGCACATTGCGTATGCGCTTGGCTACATTGTGACCTTTGAAGAACTGCGTGACAACCAGTACAAAGAGGTAGCGACCAGGCGCGCGGAAGCTAATGCTTTCTCGATGAACCAGACGACGGAAAACGTGGGGGCTTTCCCTTACAACAACGCTTTTGCAACGACTTACTTTACGACTGGCGATGGTGCGTCACTGGTTTCTACCAGCCACATCAACGCTACCGGCGGTACGTTTAGCAATGCGCTGAGCCCCGCGGCTGACTTGTCGGAAGCTGCGTTGGAAGACCTAACCATCCAGATCATGGGTGCGCAGAATGACACAGGCTTGCTGATTAACATCATGCCGGAGTCACTGCACATCTCTCGTCAGGAATGGTACAATGCTAACCGCATTTTGCAGTCGGTGTTGCAATCCAACACAGCTAACAACAACATCAACGTGTTGAAAGCTACTAATGCCTTCCCCAAGGGCATCAAGATGAACCATTACTTCACTGCGCCTCACGCGTGGTTTATTCGGACTAACTGCCCGAATGGTATGACGTTCTTCTGGCGTGACGAGCCGATGTTCGATCAGGACAACGACTTCGACACAAAGAACGCAAAGGCTGCAAGCTATATGCGTATGAGCGTTGGGTGTACTGACCCACGTGGTATCTATGGAAGCAATGGGCCGTAAGGTTTTGTTGTAAGTTAGCGCGGATTATTTAACCGTAATCCGCGCGAAATGGACTGGCAGTTCCAGTAAGTTTTTTGGTTGCAATGCAATCCCATTTAGGAGTTTTAAATGCCTTTTACTAATTTTCCTCACGGTTTCTCTAACGGTATCAGTGTTCGCGGTATGCCCATTCTGCAAACTCAACCGGGTCAAGTATACTGGGTTGATAACTCAGTTCAGCTCAATCCTCAAGCTCGCGCTGGCAGCGACGGTAATCGGGGTACTTACCTTGATCCGTTTGCTACGCTTAAGTTTGCACTTACGCAAACGACGCCCGGACGCGGAGATATTGTAGTTGTCGGTGCTGGGCATTTGGAAAGTATTTCATCTGCTACAACACTACTGCTTACTTCGTCTGACGTAGCTATTCTTGGCATGGGCAGCGGTGCTTCTCGTCCAACTTTCTTGTTCACCACCGCAGCTACAGCGAATATTCCAGTTACCGGCTCTGGCCTCAGCATTCAAAATTGCTTGTTTCTTTGCAATTTTGCAGATGTTGCTTCGGTGTTTACAGGCATCAGCGCAAGCGTTACGGCCTCGATTGCCTCGACTACAATGACTGTTACCGCGGTTGGCAGTGGTACGCTGTATCCTGGCGCAGCTATTATGGGAACTGGTATTATTCCAGGCACTAGAATCCAGTCGCAAACTTCCGGTACAACTGGTGGCATCGGCGTGTATGTAGTCAGTTTTGGACAGACCTTTGCATCGGGGACTATTACCACTGGCCCGCAGGACTTTTCAATTGACTCCTGCGAGTTCCGGGATATCAGTAGCGTTTTGAACTTTGTTAGTATTGTAACTAGTTCTGCAAGTGCCCAGGCAATGGCAGGGTTGTCATTTACTAACTGCGTTATTTCTAGTCTTGGAACTACCGCAGCTACAACGGCAATTAAGTTAACAACTGCTACGGATCGTGTAAAGATCGCAGATAACTTTGGTTGTTTTGCAATCTTGAACAACACGGCCTGTATGCTCGCAGCTGGTGCTAATAACATGACTAACTTTGAGTTTGCGCGTAACCACCTGGAGCGTCCAAACACCAGCTCAACTGGCGGATCGTTTATTTCGACTTCGGCAACTGGTTGGACTGGTCATGCGTATGATAACTATCTGTACCAGCTCGACGCAACCGCAGGTATTTGGATTCCAACCGGCACTGGTGGTGCGTTTGGTTTTACCAACAACTACAGTCCGATTACGGGCGCTGTCGACAGGTCTGCTTTGATCAATCCCGTCGCTGTTTAACTTTACTCGGGGGCTAATCACCCCCGTTAGGAGAATTTATGTATCCCATTACACAGCGACTTTCAGCGGCCGGTTACGCTCCCTGGGTTCCGATCAATCGGTTACAGACTAGTTTTAACTGTAACGTAAGTGCAATACTTTCAAGC